ATCCTGTAAATATTGTTAATAGTACTATGTATTCACTTAATTATTTCTTTTATATTAGATGGTATAAACAAAATTATAATGGTCAAATTTTAACATCTAATCCAACAAATATGTTTGATTTTCAAAGTTCTTTTGTTTCAATCATAACCAATATTTCAGGTACAAATTACAAGTTTGGAAGATATTATTCTATTTATAGTATTATTACCTATCAATTATTTATAAATCCTCAATTAAATAATTTTAATAAAATCACATTTATTAAATATGTTGTGGATGATTCAGCATACATTTCTAAAAGAAGTACAATTGAATATATTTTATTTAATTTTCCAAATACTTTTACTTTTGAATTAGGATTAGATATTATACGTAATGATTTTGGAAATTATAATATTTATTTGTATTATACATATTACGCTTACATTAGTAATCAATTAAATTCGTTAACAAATTTTAATTATTTTATTCCAGGAAGTCAAACCAATTGGGATACCAATCATAATTTAAATATATTTAGTTATTTTTTATATAATATTGACTCTGACCCATCTGAATCATTTAATCAAATGGATATTAAAAATATTGGAAATATTGATTTGGAATTAAAAAATACTTTAAATGATATTCTAAATCAGTCTTTACAAGAAAAAAATTGCTCTCAAATAAAAACTATATTGGCTGACAATACATTTATTAAATTATCAAATTTATTATATATATTTGGTGGATTTATTGACATTTTATTTGATGATTTAAAATATGCTATTTTAGGTACTCTCAATGGATTAAATGCATTAGATACCCAAATAAAAACTTCTATTTTGTTTGCATATGAAAAATATATAAATGGCAATATTAATTTGATAAATTCTACAAATATTTTAAAACCATCTAATTTGTTTGATAACTTGAATAATATTTATTATGTGGGTGAATATCATTATATAAATTTTATTCATTCAAATATGAATTTGTTTAAAAATTTAATTATGAATGAGGGATTACCAAATTTATTGAACAAAAAATTTATTATTGGGTCAAATAATATATTACCATATTTGAATGTTTATAAAATAATTTAATGATGTTTATTGAAAATTTATTTTTATTTTAACATTTGTCCCAATAAAAAATTCAATATTGGTTGGGTTCGGATTCAGATTTGGTATGAATTTGGAACCAGATTTAATTACTTTTTCTGAAGTATTTTTAATAAAAATATCTTGATTTGATAATTTTGTTGATTTGTTTTGGGTAGAATTTGCTTTGGGATTTGCTTTAGGATTTGTTTTTGAATTAGAAGATATTGATTTATTTTTATGTGAATTTTTATTATTGGTTGAAACTTTTATTTTTTCACTATTTTTTAGATAATCGCACATATAATCAGTCGATGTATTATATGATTTTATTTTAGATAATTTAATATTTTTAGAATCCTCTGTTAATAATTCATTATTTGATAAAGAAGATTGTGATAAAGAAGATTGTGATAAAGATTCTGATAAATCGTCAGATACTAATGGAAATTCTTTAATCAAATTAAATCTTTTAGATTCATTAAAAACATTTATTTTAAATTCTTTATAATTATTTAAGTGTTCATTAGATTTTAATTTTACAGTTGTATCTGATTCACAAAAAGAATTTGATATTGGTTTTGTTATTTTATAAGGAATAAAACCCATTATTTTAGGTGTGATATTTGTATCTGATTCTAATTCTGAATCTAAATTTATTTGCAAATTGCTTGATTTTTTAATTTTTTGCCTTAATGTTACCAAATGTATTTTTTTATTTTTAAATTTGTTAAATGTATTGAATATATATTTAATATCTCCAATACATTCAACAAAATCATTAATATAATAATTTTCTATTTGTTTTAATGTTGAATTTGATGAATATATCTTGTATTCAAACTTTCCAACAAAGTTATCCAATTCATTTTGTTGAAATAACGTTAATTTATCAAAATTATTATCACAATCACATATAATCCATAATTTATATTTGTTAAAATTAGATACCAAATCTAAAATAATCTTTTTTTCATTATCTTCTGTCAAATTTACCGAATCCAAAATCAATATTGATAAAATTATTTTATTATTCTCATAAGCAAATTGAGTATTTGAATTATTTAGATAATTTAAATTTTTTATTTGATTTAAATTATCTAAATAATCCAACATTATTTTAATCGAATCTAAATTATTAAATTCAAATTTAGAATTTGATGAAAAATATTTATTTGGCTTTATATTTGATGAATTAAATTTTTTATTTTTATCACAAGAATAATAATGTATAACTATATTAGTATAATGTGTTCTTGTCTTATAATTATTTATTATACTATTTGTTATTAAAGATATTATTTTGTCTTTATAATTTAATTGATTAGGGTCAGATTGTGATTGTGATTGTGAATTTGAATTATCTGAATTATCTGAATTATTATTGTTATCAAATCCACATAAACAAATTGTTTTGGAACTAACTGGAATATCAAAAAATAAACACAAATCAAAATTATTTAAATTTTTTAAAGTATTATCATATTTACAAGTATAATAATTATCAATACCCATTAACATCCTAATATTATAATTCAATTTATATTTTAATTATAAAATATAAACTTGTAAAAAATTGAAAAAGTTTAATAATCTAAATAATTTATTATATAACTTAAAAATGTCTATTTTACGAAGTAACATTAAACCACTAGTTAATATTGATACATTAATTTTTGATAATTTTGTTAAATTAAAAACAAATTTTAAAATACCACCAAATGAATTTGTTTTACCATTAGTAACAAATGATACTAATTTGTCAAAGCAAAAAGGATGGAATATTTTTTCAGGATTTACCAAACCAATAACAAAATATGAAATTGAACATGATTGCTCAAATTCAATAAAAATTCAAGATTTAGATAAATTAAAATTAAATAATTCCATTAAAAAAATATTACAATATTATAATGAATCATATAGTTTACATCAAAAAATTTTATTATCATCATCTGATAAATTAAAAGTAGAACTCGGAACCAATACGTATTTTGAGGGAAATTTTGAAGAATGGGTTTTAACTAATTTCGTAAGAAAATATAATATAACAGGAAAAGAATTATTTTTAGAAATGACACGAAACAATTCCAAATATCAAGATATTTGGAATAATCAAAATTTAGTCGATGATAATCGTAAAACTAAATATTTTGATTATTGTGAAGGTTTTGGTTTAAAAAATCATTTTCCAATTGATATATACAATGCTGAAACTAAATTAAATTTACGGAGTTATGTAGATAGGTCTGGATCCGATGGTTATTTAAGGTTAATAAAATTATTTGAAAATAAAATAAAGTCTAAACCGGTTGAATATGTTGTAACTAATGATTCAGATATACCAAATGATTTAGATACATCTAATTTAGAATTTAATGACAAACATAATCCAGATTCAAATGCTTCTGATATAATTATTCCTCTTATGTCTTTAGATTCCAAACAAATAAATTATTATAATCACAATATGGATGATAAAAAATATCCATTAGATTTGGATTATTTAGAGAAAAATAATTCAAATTATAAATTAAATGAGGAATTAAATGAATTTAAAAAATTCATTTCAGATGGTATTAAAAATAAAATTTTTAATCTTGATAAATATTTTAAATATGTATTAAGACCATCATATGATTATTATCGTCGTATTCCTATCGATAAATCCAATTTAGATAATTATATATTGACTCCAAGATGGAATATTAAATTAGAATCAGTATCAGTTGCGAATTGTATTGTATTTGGGGAATCAAATATAAGATATGGAGATGTTGAAAAATTATTATCTCTAATTAGATTTGATTCTAAAACATATTCATATTCAATTGATAATTTTAAAATCCTTTATTATTCTGGACAAGTTCTTACATCAAATACAGACAACAAAACTATTAACCAAATGAATTTTTGTTGTTACCAAGATATGGTATTATGTGCCAAATGGTTAATTCAAATTATGAATAACATAAATCCATCCCAAATAAATCATCATAATTATCATACTTTGGTTCAATATTGTAAACATAAAGATAATCCAGAAGAACAATATTTTAACTATATGACATCTAATGAACAAATGAGAATTAAAGAAATGACGTTTGAAGAGGAAAATATTTAATTTGGTTTTGGTTTTTATAAAATAATAATTTCCTAATGACACAAACAAATTATTATTAAGATTGTTTATTATTTTTATAACGTATTTATTATCTAATTTATAAACATTATTTAAAATTTTCTTAAACAAATCCAATTTTTTTTTATTTTCAAGTATGTACGAATAAATTTGTTGTGAACTCATTTATTATATTTATTATGAGATTATATAATATTTTTAACTAACAAATAACTATAAATTTTATAACTTTCTGTTTTACAAAGATTTTTTTTCATTTTTTCAACTCTCTCTCAAGATTTTAATATTTTCATAATTTTTGTAATCATATGTACTTAATTAATAAAATAAAATATATTAATATTATTAAAAGTGTATATATAAAACAAAAAAAATAAACATATAATTTTAACTTAAAAAATCAAGTTATAAAACTTAAAAAATAAAGTTAAAAATATAATTTAAATAAATAAAAAATAATATTTAAGTATATAAAAATGAAAGAATATCCTTGTGAATTATGTAAAAAGGTTTTTGATAGAAAAAGTAATTATATAACACACATCAATAGAAAAATACCGTGTGTAGAAAAAACTCCTCCTAATGCTCCTCCATTGCTCCCATTTCCTCCTCAAAATCAAGACAATATAAAAAATGATAACGATGATGAATATATTTGTGAATTTTGCAAAAAATGTTTTTCAAAGAAATACAATTTGGAAAGACATTTAAAAAATGTTTGTAATAAAAATGCTAATATAGAAAATACAGACAAATTAAAAGAATTAGAAGATAAATTTATTGAATTCAAAAAAAATATGGAAATAAAAATGAATGAACAAATTATGAAATTAAAAAATGACAATGAAAAATTAAAAAAAGATAATGAAAAAATAAAAAAACAAATAAAAATTAAAAGAACCAAAAATGTACCAATAAAAGAAATATTAAGTTCTAAACCTAATACTAATATAAATATTGTTAATAATATTACTAATAATCATAATAGTAATAATACAACAAATACAAATACTAACTCAAATATAGTTAATTTTAATAATATGGATTATTCAAATATAGATAAGAAATTATTTATAAATCCACTTCTAAATATGAAATTGTATGGAAAAGAAATAATTCTTAAAATGATTGAAAATATATATATTAATGAATCATATCCTGAATATCAAAATATTATTATTACTGATAAAAATCGTGGATATGTTAAAGTATATAATAATGGAAAATGGAAAACAAATGACATTAATATTATAAATTTAGTTTTGGATGGAATAATAGAACATTCAAAAACTATTTTAGATGAATTATTTAATATATACTCAAATAATTCTCAAGTAAAATCACGCCTAACAACATCAAATAAATATGTTAAATTATGTGATACTGAATATTTAGCAGATTTGGAAGATGAGCAAGAAAATGACGAAATAAATAACAAAGATAAAATTAAAAGATGTAAAGATTTTAGAGATATGGTTTATAAAGATACAATAAACTTATTTCATGATAATAAAAATATTTTATTAAAGCCACGAATAAATAAAATTATTGAATTGGAATAAAATTTTTACCAATACAATATTTCAAATTTGTCAAATAATAATTATATATATTATTAACTAATATTGTATTCATATATAGTTTTATTATATTTATTTATATACTTATTTCACATAAATTGTATAAAAATTGAAAATTCCAGTAACTGGATTCGATTATAATTATGTAATTATATATAAATATCATCTATATTTATCCAATACAAATGTTATTTTCTATTTCAAACATTGTTTTATTGAAACTTATCTTTTTGATTAGTTTGGGTATTCGGGTTCAATCATTTTATGTTACAATTGAGACCGGATATGTAGGAGTGGAATATGTTTGGAATAAGATTTCAACAAATATTATGGGTCCTGGATTACAATTCTATAATCCAATCACAACCAAAATCGCATATGTAGAAACTAGACCACAAAAAGATTCAGTAGAAAAAGTTGAGTGTGGAACTAATGATGGATTAAAATTAATTTTTGATTCAGTTGAAGTTGGTAATACATTAGATGTAGGATATGTGTATAGCACAATTAGTAGTTTTGGATTAAATTACGACAGACATTTGGTAACTGATTTGGTTAGACATCAAATTAATGTGATTTGTTCCAAAAAATCTGCACATCAGATAGCAATTGAAGAATTTGATACACTTGATGATTTAATGAAAGAATTTATTCAATCAGAAAATGATAGACAAAAATCAGGACTGCTTATTAATTTTGTCAGATTAACAAAACCAAGATTACCTCCATCAATTGAAAAGAATTATTTGGCTTTGGCTGAAGAAAGAACAATGAAAAAGGTTTTGGAGGAGAAAAAGGAGAGAATTAGAACTGAAAAAGAATCTGAATTTATTGTGGCTCAAAAGGATAATGAAATTCGGATTCAAAATTCTCAACGTGCTAATGAAATTATGATTTTGAATATGAAAGCCAAACAAGAAGAGCAACAAATTCAAAACACAATGATTGTGGAAGCAGCCAAAGCTAATGCTGAGAAAATTATCCTAGAAGCTAATGCACTACAATCAATGTATGGAATTCCAGGTTATGTTGATATTGAAAAGGCCAAGGCAATTTCACCCAATCAAAAAATATATTATGGCGAAAAATTACCAATCAATTATCCTTTACTAAATAATATGAATATTTAATTTATTAATTATATTGAAATTATTTTTTGACTTTTATTTTTTATAAAAAATTGAAAATATAAATATATTGATATTTTAATAATAAAGTATTAATACTATATTTATAAATGAATTACGTAGCAAATCCAAACTTATTACCAAATTGTTATCAAATAAAACAAAAATTTGAACAAATATTAAATTCTAAATTAGAAAATACTAATCCGGAATTTAATATTTTATTATCAAATGATTTGAATTCGTGTTCCAGAGGAAAATTTTTTGAAGAAAGACACAAGTATATTGGTAAAATTATTAGTATATTTGTGATTGAAAAAAATAAGATTACCCAAATCGTTGGACCGATATTAATAGATAATGTTCAAAAAATTATTGATTTAATGTATTATATTAATGAATTTATCCCAACAGAAAATGTTTATATCGATGAAGTAGAAAATATTGATAAACAAATTTTTGATTATTATGATAAATTAAATCTTAATAATACTTTTTTTACAAATATAATATATTCCTAAATTATTTATTGACTAATATTGTCATCAAGTGCTATACCTAATTCTGTCATATTTTGAAGAAATGGTTCACGAATTCCGGCACCAAAATTATCAATAGCAACCCTATGTAATTCTTTTAGTTCTCTAAATAAACTATAAATTCTATCAAATTTAATTTTATTTTGTTCAGTTGAATAATATTTTTTCATAGAATCAATTTGATTTAGTATACTAATTGCATTTTTAAGTAAAATACTTGGACGATAAACAAAATCATCTCTTAAATAACCTTGTGTTCTATACCAACTTATTAAATGAGTAATGTTCGATATAGCTTCATCAAAATTATTATCAGTCATTATTTTTTCGAGAGAGTATTTATTTAAATCATTCTCATAACTTATACAATATGATGATGAAAAAATATCAGCAAGGGAATCTGAATAATTTCCGATTAATAATGAATTATTACTATATGAATCTGATATATATGTTTCCATATTATAAATTTTTTCAACATCAATATTATCTCCTATAAATTTTAATTTCACATTTATTTTATCAGTTGCTGAAGAGGAACAATTTGATACAACTCCTGATATTATTTTTTTAAATGATTTTGTTTGTGGTAATCCCAATACTTGAGCAAATTGTCTTCCAATAATAGTTGTATTTGCATTTCCGGTATCAAGTGTTACTTTTAAATTTCTATTTACTTGAGGAAACATAGTATGATATATTTCATTTAATTCAGTTATATTTTTAAATACCTCTTGACCATTTTCAATAATGGCAATTTTAACTTGATCTTGAATCTGAGCATTTAATTTTTTTAATATATTTTTTAATAAAAATTTTCTATCTGGTTCATTTGAACAATTTGTATCAATAATGTTTTTATTATTTGATAAAATAGAATATAATATTTTTTTTAATATCAATGGGTAATTAGATGCTAATATTTTAATATAAGCATTTTTAATATATAACACATTTAAAAAAGAGCTGGCAAAATTTTTAGCCAAATTGTTTGATTGGGCGCATATGTTTAAAGGTTTAATATCAGTATCATAAAATTTTTCAAAATTAAATGGTTCAAAAGTATTTTCAAATAAGTCTGAATAATTTTTTCTAATTTTGATAATTTGATTAATAGTAATATTTTGTGTCATATCTAAATTTGATATTGGATTTTGATTTATTTTCTCAAAAAATAGATTAAATTCCAAATTTGCAAATTGATAAGTACCAGTGAAATTAATTCTATTCGGAATATTATTTAAATAAAATTTTTTATAATCTGGATCTAAATTTTTATTTATTAATATTAAATCTAACAAGAAAAATATTTTATATTTGGAAGTTAATACAACACGTGTTTTTTGTTTATAAATAAAATGTATAATGTAATCTTGTTGTTCATCCAATACTATTTTATAATTTGTTTCATGAGTACTTTTATTATTAGGTGAAATTATTTCAAAAGTAAATTCAAAATCTGTTCCATATGAATATCTTTTAATATCAGAATTTGAATTTATATTTAATGGGTTTATATTAGTGTCAATTTTTACATTAGCAAATGTAATTGCAGAATTATTATCTCTACCAATAAATGCATAAAAATTAAATTCTTCAATTGGTATTACACAATTTGGCATATATGTACTAAAATCAATTTGATTAATTAAAGCACCTCCGATTTGTTTTTTCGTATTTAAATATTTTGTTTTATATTTGTTGTATTTTAATTGATATAAATTATCCATTAATGGGGGTATTATATATATATAATATATTTATAATTTATTGTCCAAACTTTATTTAATATATTAAATAATATTAAATAACAATTACCCAAATGGCTTGTACAAAAAAAATTTATATAAAAATAAAAAATAAAAAACAAAATAAAAAACAAAATATCACACACATGCAAAATAGTTTAAATAATGAAAAACCATATATTAAAAAAATAAAAATTATATTAAAAATTTTAATAACATTAACACTATTTTGTTTAATTGTGATGTTAATTATAAATATATATTTTAATATTCGAGCTCGAATATTAAATAGAAAGATTGATATAGAAACATCTGAAACATTAAATTTATTTTATAAAAATTTAAAAAAAATTTTATCAGATACTAAAAAATTAAATAATACAAATTTATCTTTATCTCAAACTATACATTTAAATGAAATACTTAAATTATCTGCTGACACAATTAATGAAAATATTATATTAAAAAATAATGGTGAAATATTAGAAGATAAATATTTGGGTATTTATAAATATTATTGTGATAACATAAAATTAAAAAAATATATTGGTAAAAAAATATTGATTGATAGTTTTTTTAAATCAAGTGAAAATAAATTATTTGAAAATAAATTTACTATAAATAATTTTTCATTTGATTTAATAGATAAAATATCTAATATAATTTTCCCAACCACTTATTATTAAATTTATGATATAATATATATATACATATGTCCAATAAAAAAAATGAACTAAATGAATTTATTTCTAATCAAGTTATTGATATTTTAGAAATAACCAAAAAAAATATTGTTGAAGTAGTTGAATTTATTCAAAATCAAAAAAATCCACATTTAAATTTATCAACTGTTAGATTACTTAATTTATTATCTGCTAATACCGTTGAATCATTTAATAAAGTTTTAATAAGTTCACAAATTGCTTTAGTTGAAGAAAATTATATTGTTTTAACTAAATATTTTGATTTTGATTCATTATATCACGGAACAAAAAAAATTCCATATTCACTTTTATTTATGGAAAAATTTATATCAATTCAAAATGAACAAGACAAAAATAATTTAGTTCCAAGTGAATATGAAATTGGTGAAAACACAATCGAAGTAATAAATAATTTAGAAGAAGTAATTAACAGTATCGATTTAAACATTGTTTTATATAAAAAATTAAATTAAATTATAAATTAATAAAAATTGAAAATAATATTTAATCAATATATTATATATATATATACAGATATATAATATGTCAAAGTTGTGGAAAGACTTGTTTTGTGAAAAATCTCAACCAATCCAATCAGATTTTGATATTATAAATAATCATTTGAAATCTCTAAATTCTCCAATTTATATTAAGGAAACGATTCCTCAATCAATAATAAAAAAAAGTAGAAAAGAATCAAAGAAAAAACATAATTAAGCAATTATGTTTTTTATACAATTTAATAATTTTTAATTAAATAATTTATAACAATCCATATTAACAAAATTTTCATAAGCATTTGAAAAATCTTCAACTCCCGATGCTGATTCAAATTTTTTTCCTTTAACAGAATATTTATTTAACATTTCTTTCCATTTATTAATATTTTCTACTTTAATTTTAATGGGTTTTTTGTAAAAATTAGAATCAGAATTTAGATTTGAAATAATTTCATCAATACTATAATAATAATGTCTTTTGTTATTATTGTGTGGAACTGGATTCATTTGACAGTGTAAATGTAAATGGTATGTTGATGGGGTATAGTGAAATTCAAATTTTAAATTGGATTTGTCATATTCATCAAGATAATAATCTAAAACATCATAGACTTTTTTAACCATTTGGTTTAACAATGGAATATGTGTAGCATTCAAATCCCTAATTGTTCTAAGTTTTTTATCAAATGGCATAATTAGTAGATTAAAATGTGATTTATCTAATTGATTAAAAGGTTTTGCTGCTGAAGGTAGTATAATAAATTCTTTAGTCACACACATTAAAAAATCTTTTTCTTTTTTTCCTCTAAAAATATCATATATATAATCGCAATTTTTTTTACCTTTTTCATTAACTTTAGTATCAAATTTATTTAATGTTGCCAAATAATCTTGCCAAGTTTCTTTAACAACAAACCATTTTTTTTTATACCCCCCTATTTGTGATTTTTCCATTTGGATTATTTTTTTTAAATTAATGTATTTAATTTTATATTTTATATATTTACTTTTCCAATCCATACTATTAAATATATGTATATATTCAATTGATAATAAAAATTGAAAAATACAAATAATACAGTTAATTTGTATAATTTATATTTTATAATAATTAATTTTATTAAATGTCAGAATTTGATAATAATAAATTACAATCTGATTCTGAATCAGATAATGAGGTGGATTTAAATTCAAATCCAACACAATCAAATAAAGATAAAAAGAAAAAAAAGAAAAATAAATCTAAAGCAAATAATGATAAATCCCAACCAAATAAACCACAATCTGCTATGGCAAAAATAATTTTAGAACGTAAAAGATTACAAGAAGAAGAAGAAGAAAGAATTAGAAAAGTACAAGAGGAAGAAGAAAGAAAAATAAAGGAATATGAAGAAAGAATTGCAGAAATTAAAAAAAAAGAAGAAGAAGAAAAAGAAAAAAAACGTAAAGTAAAACAAGATAAAATTCAAGCACAAAAATTAGCAGGTACATATAAAACTAAATCTGAAAAAAACCGCGATAAAAAAAAACAATTAAGATTAGAACAAATGAAAAATCACGGTTTTATTACAGAAGATGGTAGAATTATTATGAAACAAGATAATTTTATTTCAAATTTTAATAAAACTAATTTGGAATCAAAAGAGTGTGATGAAACTAATTCTGATTCAGATTCAGATTCTGATTCTGAATTAGATGTTACTAATAAACAAAATAAAGAAGAAAATAAAATAAATTTTAGATGTCCATTATTTACAATTATGGGACATGTTGATACAGGTAAAACAACTTTATTAGACTATTTGAGAAATACCACAGTTCAATCACATGAGGTTGGTGGAATTACACAACAAATTGGTGCTACAATGTTAACAAAAGATGTTATTTTAAAACAATTTGAACAAATTAAAAATAATGGTTCTAATGTAAAAGTTCCAGGATTATTATTAGTAGATACACCAGGTCATGAGGCGTTTAAAGGATTAAGAAAACTAGGTTCAAAATTAGCTGATGTTGCACTTGTAATAATTGATATTATGCATGGGCTAGAACCACAAACAATAGAATCAATTAATCTTTTAAATGAATCAGGTATACCATTTATGTTTGTGTTAAATAAAATAGATCGTTTATATGGATGGAATAGTACTTTAAATTCATTTGGTATTGATGAAATTATTTCAAAACAAGATCAAAATACTTTGGATGAATTCAATAATAAATTTAAACATATACAAACACAAATAATGACTATTGGATTAAATAATGAATTAGTATGGAAAAATACATCACCTGAAGATACAATTAATGTAATTCCTATAAGTGCAAAGTCTGGACAAGGTATACCTGATTTACTTGGTACCATTATAAACTATTCTCAAAAAGTATTAG